CCAGATTGTTTCACTACAATATTAACAACCGAATAATCAACTATATTAGAACCGCTTGTGTTCGATGAACCAAGTAATATTTGTTTGTAGTAATCACTCTTCGGATTCCAGATAACCTGTGGGGCGTTCTCACCCGTTGAGGAAATAGTGTGGTCAGGGGTGTCGGCTGTGTCATACTGATAACGGATTTTGGCAACTGCGATGCATCTGTCCGTTGCCTGTCTTGAATATGTGGAAGAACCCTCAAGTAGCAAGTAGTCGTCATCTGTGACTGTGGTAGTTGTGGGAACGATGGTAAATCCTGAATAACCGCCTAACGCCCACACTATTCCAGCATTAGCTACTGACCAGATGGCATATACCCACGCCGTTTTTATCTCTGCATCAAGAGAACCTTTTGACCAGTAGTTTGCGGCATCGGCAAGAGTGATGATTGAAGTGCCGGAGGCTACACTGCCACTTCTTGCCCTGTATGTGTTTCCATTGCCGTCTGGTATGTTTATGAATATAATATTGCTGGCATCAGGTACTGCTCCATTACTTTTTGCAAATATGTCTAAAACAGAGGCAGAAGCTACGACTGGTTTGAGGTTTTGGATATTGTCTATCTTCCCTGTTAATTTCCCTGCTCTCATATACTACTCCTTAATCATCATTCCTTTTGTATCCAACTTCCCCTCCGACTGCAATGCCGTGATTGCCTGTTCACGTATCTTGCTTTGAATCAAGGTTTCAACCTCTGCATCTTTGGCAACTCTCGCCAAATCCTCTTGCACCTCTGTTAAGACCACTTGACAATCATCTTCTGTCGGCTTTATCCCTACATGAGCATCGTCCCATGCAGGTCTTAAAGTACCATCCTCATTTACCCATATAACCACATGGGCTTGCGGATTCAATTTCTTAATGCAGTATAAATATTCCTGACCTGTCATACTTTTATCTCCTGAATTGAAATAGACGAAGCAAAAGCCCCACCAAACTTCCTGGCTGCCCCAGAACCATTAAAGGTAAAATCTGATATTCCAGCAGCCCCTGCTCTGACCTTGAATGTTGTTGCTGATGTAGTCCCTGCGACCATTATGTGCCGCAAACATATGGTGTTCCCTGCATTCGTATCACCTCCAATACCCGTATAATAAAAAGAAGTCGCAAGAGCATTTGTCACAGCATCCTGAAACAGAGCAACAATCAGAGCCACAGTTGCCGCTGACCTTGTACCTGATATGACAACATCTATAATTAACTTATTTGTCGCAGACGTAGGAGTAATTGCCAGAGTCATAAACTCATTTCCTTCTGTTTTCTCTGGTATCGTATCATCATAAACAAACGCTGTTGAGCCATATGCCATACTACCCGTTTCAGTATAGACATGCTGAACGAGGACATTGGCACCTATTCCTGCTGTTTTTAACTGGTCGGCTGTTATTAATTTAACGGCAGTACCTGTAGTTATTTCAGCAGCACTTGCTTCCGATGCCCTTAACTGGTCAGGTGCAATAGCTTTAGCCGCTTCTGTGCCTGTGATGATTTCTGCTGCGGTGGCGAAGGGAGTTGTGGTCGTTGTTGCCCCGCTATCTAAAACCACTACTCGCCATGTTCCTGAGATAACTCCGTAAGACGACAAGTCTATAGTCAGAGCATTTATTGTAGTGTATGTAACTTCGTCTGGAATAACTACTTTGCCCGCATTGTCTATAACCACAGGCTGATTTGGATATTGATGCCCGAAGTTGTGGGTGACTGTAAGCACACCAGCAACTAAGGAAGTGTTGTCAAAGGTATTAACATAGGCAGTTGAGCCTCCGCCAACTACGGCACCACGCATATTGAAGAAATATCCAGAGGTTGTGCTGTCTGCAACTAATAGAGGTTTTGATACATGGCCTTCTATTGTTGGTTCTGTTGCAGTTAAGGCTCCGGCAACTGTGTCGGACAGGAAGTATACTGTTCCTGCGGTTAATCCTGTTAAAGAAGAAACATATCCCACATTCAAAAGAGTGAAATTATTTGGAGGTGTCGAGGCAGAAACAATTCCTACGACTTCAGCGGTAGCTATTGCGTCTGCTTTAGCTTTAGCATAAGCAGCTCCTGTATAATACAGAATATCTCCTATAACAAATCCGTGAGAAGCTTGTATTACTGCTTTGGTAGCTCCTCCTCCGCCTGCACTGACAGCAGGGTTCATTAATTCATATCTTGTATTAGGCAAATCTAATGATAATTCACATCTTGCCCCTGCCGCCGGAATGTCAGCTATATCAAGAGCTGAACCGCCTTTCTTTGTGATAACATACGCGGTAGTGCTGTCTGCTTGAAAAGAAGGTGTTGTAGTGAGATTAGCCCCTGAAGCTATAAAATCCAATCTCAATTTATCAGTTAAAGTGACAATAGCAGGGGTATAATGTGCTACAATAACATCCGCTGTCCCACTTGCACTTGCAACAGGGCAAAAACCTGAAAGCGGACCCATATTTATCCAAGCAGTGTTTGTGCCGTTCCTCATTTGCAACACATTGTTTGTGGTATTAGCCCACATCTGATAGGCGTAAGGGAAAACAGGAGCAGTTGGTCCTGAATTAGTAGATGCCAACGCCTGCAAAGCAGCGTTTATGGCAGCTCGCATTGTAATACCAGTATTAGCATCTGCCGTTGTTATGTTAAAATCTTCCTGACTCATTATATTACCCCTCGCTCTTTAAGATCCTTAAAGACTTGTTCTCTAAGAAGCCTGTCCATTTCACCCCTAATAATTGATTCCTCTTTTTCTTTTAATACCCTTTCTTCATCAATAACCCACTTTTCTCCGTCCCATTTTGGAAACTCTGACGGGGGAATGAAGGTTGTATAACCTTCAGGTATTTCTCCGAGTTTATTGAACAGAGATGGGGAAGCATCTGACTTCTTAAAAATAAGTCCTCGGTTGTCTTCTTCTTCTAACCATTCCCCATCTTTGAAACACCATACAAATCCTGGATGATTATAAGCAAGGGGAGGTGCTATAAAAGTTGAATTAGCGGGAAGAAGCCAAACAAGTGTCTCGGTAAGTTCTGATTCTAAAGGGTCAATCCTTGCTTTGTCCTCACATAAGAACTCTTTTGTAACTTCATGATAGCAATAAACTTTAGGCATAAAAACTCCTAATATTTGATTATACTCATAGAATTTATGTTAAGAGGACGGTCTTCATTTCCGCCAGAGGCAGTAGCATCTGTACTTGTTGACCCTGTATTATGCCCTTGATACGCATTAAATGGGCCTCCTTGAAAATTCGCATTTACTAAACTGGCATCATAAGAATGATTATGAGGATGTGCATGATAACTGTATTGACAGGTTTGTATCGTTCCTACATGGTCACCTGTCGTACCATCTCCCCTATTAGTTCTTGCAGCTCTATCAGGGTCTCTGCCAATTCCGTGGTCCCAATATCTCTTAAACCTTCCCCTGCAATCTCTGAGATTAAAATGAGTGCTGTCTGCAAAACCATACATCGTTCCTATAACAGCGAATAACGCTGAATAGGTTGTGCGAGAAAGACTTGCCCCATTCTCCTCAAGAAATCCGGAAGGAGGTGTTTCAGTAGGCCAGTCAATACAACCGCCAACAGGAAAACCTGCAATTCCTGTCAACTGTGAACCGTCCCCTAAAAATCCTGTGCTATTGACAGTTCCCCTAACAGTCCAAACAGGTGCTCCTTCTGTTCCTGTATTCTCACATATTTGAAGAACTCCAGTAAGCGAACGGACTGCCCATTCTTTACCTCCCCCTGCTCGGTCATTAAACCGAAACATGAGAGCAGTGCCTTTTATCATTTGAGTAGCAGTAAAAATATTAGCAGCTATTAGAACAGCATGACCAAAATAATCGGTATTGATTGGACCGATTATATTCCAACCATCATTTGTACTGTTTCTTTGTTTAATTTGATTTGTAGTTGTGTCTGCCCATAATTGAAAAGGATATGTAGTTGTAGGAGTTGAAGCTCCTGAACTGCAAGATGCTAACGCTTGCAAGGCATTATTCACTGCCGCTCTAAATGAAGTACCAGTATTAGCGTCTGCTTTCGTTATGTCAAAATCTTCTTGACTCATTCCAAACCCTCCTCCATATTCTAATGCCCTACCGCTGTCCAGTCAACAATTCTTTGTACACCCACACCTAAAGTGGACCTATAAATATCCCCTCCATATTCACAGCAATAAATATCCCCGTTAGGAACGATTGCCATACCTGACCAATTCCTTATTGTCTGAGACAAAGAATTAAAAGTTCCTGCTCCTGCTGTTTGCTTGTAAATATTCCCTCCATAGACACTACAATAAATATCTCCTGCAGGGGAAGCTGCCATGCCATAATAATTTCTAACAGTTTGAGCTTGGCCTGTAAAATTAACTTGCCCGCTCATCATTTTATAAATGTCACCATTGTACACACAGACATAAATATCATCATTAGGGGCACAACACATTTCCCTCCATGCCTTACTGCCTTGTCCCATTGCTTCAAAAGAAGCCTGTCCGCTTCTTTGCCTGTAAATATCACCTGAATCTACAGAAGCATACAAATCTCCCTTAGAGTTGATAGCAATTCCTATGTAACTTCTATCTGTCTGACCTTGACCGCTAAAATTAGAAGAACCTGGAGGTTTTCTATAAATTTGACCGCTGTAAACAGCAGCGAAAAGACTTCCATTAGGATGAGGAGCAAATTGTCTCCACAATCTTGGGGGCTGTCCTATAGAAATAAAGTTGCCTTGCGAATTGGATTGCTTGTAAATTTGACCACTATAAACTCCTAAATGAACATCACCAAAAATATCAGACCCAACACCATAAGTATTTTTATTTCCTTGAGAAAGAGTTGTAAAATTAGAGACAGCAGAATTATCCATAACCATCATTCTGAATCCATCAAGTTTCTTTCCATACACAATGAAACGGTCTCCAGGCTGAGAGTTCTGAACTGTCACTCCTATCTTAGGCATAACCATAAAAGGAGCATTATAAGTTATATCAAGGCCTGTCGTAGGACAAACTATGTCTGCCCCTGATTCAGACCTCCCTGGAAAGTCAAAGTAAATTTTCCAAGAACTTATAGCTGAATAATTCCTTGTATCTGATGTCTGAAGAAGAAGTCTGAATTTTGCTGCTCTACAAGTGTAATCCCCTGCAATGAAATTCCTCCAAGTGCCAAAGGTAATACCATCTTGAGACAAACATAATTGAGGGGTGACCCATGCTGATTCATTGTCTTCAGTGTCAAAAGGAACTGTACTATCTAAATCAACTATTTCATCAAAAGTAGCTGCCATGCAGACATTATTAAAAACAGTGGTGAAAGAAAGCCTCACTGATTGAATTGCTAAAAAATCAAACACTCCTGTTGTGTAAGTTCCCCCTGAATAAACATCTCCTCCTAAATCAATATCAAGAGAAACATCAAAATCAGCAATTTCATCCCATTTTGCTCTTGAATTAGGAATTAAAGTTGTGTCTCGCACTATGCACTCGATTTTCTCACCCAACCATAAAGGACTTTCTTCATCTTCCTGATAAGTATGCCATGAAAGAACTGAAGGAATGGTCGTTTCAACAGAGATAGCAACAAGACTTTCGTGAGCAGTTGTATCAACCGCTTTTACAAAGTAAATACCGTCTCTCGCCGCAGGTATTGTTACCGTATTAGTCAAAGACGTTGCAACGTCAAAAGAGTGAGCCCATGACCCATTGACAAGGTCGCTCGACCATTTCACTCTATAATAATAAATATCTATATCACTTACAGGAGTCCATGTTAGTTTCAATCCTCCTGCTGATGGTTCACACCATATCTCTGTTATATTTTCTGGAGGGGAAGTCTTCCCAAAAATATGGAGAGATGTTTGAGGAGATTGGGCAATAGTTTTTTTAACTCCTAATTTAGACACACCTATCGCTGCTATTAAATAATCAGAACCTTCCAAAGCATTGCGTAGTATGTATGTACCGTCAAGAGACCTGCCTTCATATTTCCAACCTGCTCCAACATCAGACCAAATCTCTGCGTGGTCCCAAAAGTAAGAATTAGGAACAGTAAAAGAAATATCAATGCTCGTTTCAATAGTACCATCTAACCATTTCTGCATTCTCTCTTTTGCTGACAGATTTGTTATATTAGGCATAGGTGTTAGAATGGAATAATTCTTTTTCAAGAGAGGAGGATCACAATAATCGACAACATACATGGAATCATTGTATTCAATGGCAGAGACAGTAATAATATTCTCTCCAGTCCTTGACAAACCTATTATCCTAAACGGTTTAGTCTCTAAACCCAACTCACCAACTACATAAACATCATATTGCACAGGGATTGTTGTAAATACTCCCGAAATGTAAAGTTGATTCCAAACTCCCGGCGGATTAACAACGGTTTTTGACACAACCGTATCATCAAACAGTCTGAGTATAATAGAATACTGTTTTCCCGCTATTAATTCAATATCTTGGTCTAATGTCACTGTATTAGCAGTTGCGGAAACGATACGCCCATCGTATATTCCCCATCTTGGAACGCTATGAGCAAAATTTACAACATCTCCGACAGTACAACGGATGGCTTCTACATCAACATCAAAAGTTATTGTTCTTCTCTGGAAATAATTACAAGCTGTGTAGTATTTAGCGAGTCTCCACGCCATATTAGCATGTGAAATACCTATAGCCTGAATACTTACTTTGTTATCAGGTCTATCAAGTTCAGGATCAAAGTAAGAAACAGTGTCCCTCTCATAATCATTCTCGCTGTTAGTGTATTGAATTTCTACCTCTCCTGCTCTATCTTGCAAAGTCATAAATGTTTCTTTGAAAGAATCAACCATAACATTGCCTGATGAAAACAGATAACAAGGTGTTGCTTGCTGGTCAACTACTACTGATATATCAAATCCGCTGAACACAGGTAATGCTCTCGACATCTTACAAACCTGACCGATAGCGTCCCACAAAGTAGATTGAGAGTCGAAGACTCCATTGAAAGTAATTCTTCTTTCAGTTCCACCAACACCATCAGGAACTAACGTGTCGCAATAATCAGCCCATGTTACAAAAGTTGCTTCAACAATTCTTGAAGGATTAATGCCTTCATAATCTTCTATTGATAAATCATCAAGAATTATTGGTTGAGTCAAAGCATCATAACAAACCCATGCTGGATTGTTCGAGAACTCAACTCTGAAAGAAGGTGTGGCAGAACAATCATTTCCAATAGATTTCCCGTATCCTAATAAAGCACTGTGTCCTTTCTGCTCCCAATAAGTAGCCCAATTAACCCCTGTAATAGGCATAGTATCTATACTTAAAACATGGTCTAAAATACATCTGTAATTTTTATCATCAGAACCTAAAACCTCATCAGCTCTGTAAACTCTGATTAAAGCCCCTTCAACCATGCAAGAGAACTCAAACGAACCTGAAAGCTGATTAGAAGCTAACGCTCTCGCACCTACAAGAGCAACGCTTGGATATTGAAAATCTTCATATACAACTTCCCTCACTGTAGAGAGATAAACATCATCACCATATTTTATGTCTGTTACATCCGCAGTTATCTTAGAAACCCGAATGTCATAAGCACCTTGAGTGAGATTAGATATGGTCAAAGTTCTTTTAATAGAAGAAGTAACATTACCAGTCATAGTCAAATAACTTATTTCATTAGAAGCAAAAGTATAAGGAACACTTCCTTCAATCCAATGCCAACACCCGTCAGGTACTCCAGGTTCCCCTTCATAATGGTCTTTAGCAATAGGACTTCCTGCTTCAACTTCTTTCCAACCCACATTTACATAATCAAACGTGTGCCATCCCCTTGACCAATACCCTGTAGGAGACGTTTGATTCACAAAGCCTGCACCGAAAGCAATAGCTGTATAAGTTCCTACCCCTGACTTGCGATATTCAATAGTAATTGTGAGAGAATGACTGCTTAATCCTCCTTGGTCATTCTGATGATACAAACCTTTTGGGCATATAACATCCACTTCAAGACCGTTGAAAGAATTGCCTACAGTTGTATAAACTACAGGGGAGCCGTAAGCAATTTTTCTCGACATATTATATTCAGTTTTGGTATCATTGAAATTAGGAATGACTGTCTGAGATATTAAACCATAACGAGCATAAGTTTCAATGCCTGTATAGTTATAAATGGGCTGTTTGTTTATATAGAAATCATACATCCTACTTATTGGTCCTTGACATATTCCCAATAAAACATTGATGTAATTGTCTTTATCGTTTTTAGTTTCTGAGTAAGAAGACAACACATTTCCAAACAATTTGAATATTCCATAACACTTAGGAATGACAGTACCTTGCTGTTGAATGGATTTAGGACTCCAACTATATGTTTGTGATTGGTCAAATGAGCCTACAGAACCGGCATCTGCAGGTTCAATGGAAGGAGGAGGAAGAACCGCATTGATAAGCATTCCTCCTACAGCCATCGCCGCCATAGAAAAAACTGCGGCTCCTACATAATATCCTGCTAATACCGCTGCTTCACCGAATCCCATACCAATCATAGCACCTTGAAGGGCAAATCCCGCATATGGAGCAGCAACCATTATAGCCACAGCCAGAGCTATAAAAGCAAGAGTTCTTAGCGTGTCTCCTCCTTCCATAACAGGAACGAAAGTTACACAATCTCCTTTACTAAGATAAGCTGTTGGAAGATGCTCAACAGGAACTATTTGACCATTGACAGAAGTTACAATTTCTTCTCCGAAAGGAAACGATAAGTCTTTTATTTGAGACAGAGAAAGTCCGGCATAAGGAACAATTTCAAATTCCCTATCATATCTGTCAAAAGGATTCTTTACTTTAACTATCGTTATTGTCTGTTGTTCCACTTATATAGTCCTTTTACTTTGCTTTTCCAGAAAGGATGACTTATTCTTTCAATGCTGACAGTATTATTCCTAAGAATATGTATGAACTTGTCGTTGTCTACCATCACGCCTATGTGAAGTTTGTAAGGACCACCTACTGCAAACAAAACAAAACATCCAGAAACAGGGACTTCTATTTTCTCTGCTATATCCACTTCTTTCAAAATCATATTTACAAATGTTGCATCGTCATCAGGGGTTGAATATTCAGGCAAATCAATTCCTTCAAGTCGCTTCTTAGCAATCATAGCAAGACCATAACAGTCAAGACCTTTCAAGTCTCTACCGCCTTTTAACCACTTCACGCCAAGAAGGTCACTAAACAATTCTCATTCCCCCTGCACCAATACCAGGAAATCCGCCAAATCTCGCCCCGTTTCCCTTGACTTGGCACGCAACTAATGTTCCCTGACAATCAGTGTCTTCTCCTGTATAACCGCAACGGGCACCTTTGAATCTGCCAACAAATCTGCAATGATTTGACAAATATCTGTGAAGGGGAAATCTTCTGATTAAAGGATTAGGAGCACCAAGAGTAAATGTCACTAAATTAGAATCTGCTCCACAACCAAGAATTTCAAATTCAAATGTCAAATCTGTATAATCCTCTAAAAGATACTTCGCATTCACAACATACATCGTCACAGTACTTCCTATGAACCCTTCAAAATCTTCAACATACGCTTGAATCTCCCTTGTAATATTATTTACTTTTAGAGAGACAGAAGGAATCTGACCTTGAGACTGCTGTTGGACTGCATCTACTTCAAAAGGAAAAGCCGTATAAATATTGCCTCGGAAAGTGATGTCTTCTGTATTTCTAACAAGTCTGAGAATTGTCCCGTCAGGAACGACTATATCAAGAAGTATTAACCACGGGTCTGTTTGTGACAGTAGATTTTTCTGCAAGATTAGACTAATAGGAAAAGTTCTCATACTTGAACCAACACAAAATCAGTTGACCATCTGTTTCCGCCATCATAAATGCCATCCATCAATTTTACTACAGGAGCTTTTTCAAATCGAACAGTATATTGACCTGTTACAATAACAGGATGCCTCCATAAAAATATATCTGTAGGACCTCTTACTGTATCAACAAAAGAGGTGAGTAAATTCTCATCATTATCATTTAACAATTCATATCCAAGAGACCATTTCCTACGCATAGGTCGTGTAAATTTATATCGAGTGACAACATAGCCTGCTTCCATATTGCTTGAAAGAGTGCCTTCTTCTCTATCAGTAGATATAGTCACAGGAGGCGTGCTTAAAAGAGGAAATATTTCCATATCTTATCTCCCTAAAACTTTACGAGTAGGACCATAGTTTTGGTAATCAGATATTACCGCATTGATTATCATTTTGTTCATGTCAAACTGCACAGAACCTTTGCTTGCAGTAACAGGTCTTCCCGTTTCATTGGTTATGTTGATTTCAACATTTCCTTTGCTTTTAGATGAATTGTACATGTCTTCAAACATTGCATTTTGCTTGCGAGACATCACCCTTTCACCTGTCTGAGCAATAATAACACGTTCATCACTCTCAAGTCCTCCTCCCCCATGATACCGAGGAATGACAGGGCCGCCTCCGTGCATGATAGGCATTCCTTCATGAGCGAACAGAGACATAAAACCTATTTCGCCTCCTTTAAGAAGCCCACCTGCTATTTGCTGAGACATCATCTTGAATATGGAATTACGAACAGATGTTAAGAATGAATTGACGTAATCACCGAAACTTTTCAACTTCCCTTCAGCCATATCAATAAAGACGTTGCTGAAAGTGTCAGCCATAGATTGTGAAACATCATTCCATATCTGATTAATCTGTTTTCCTGTATTCATAAAATCAGCTACTATAAGGTCAAGGGAAGCTTCTGTAACCGCAGCAAAGCCTTTCATCCCTCCACCTTGGAGTTCAAAGAGGGCTTTCCAATCAGTCTGATATTTCTTCCAGAGGTCAAGTTGCTTCTTTGAACGGTCTTGTTCAGCTTTTTCTCCATCCTTTCTCGCATTCTGTTCGAGTTCTTCCCTCTGACGCTGAAGCTTTATATACATATCATGGTTGTCTTTCCACCTCTCTTGCTCATCCGCAAGTTTTTCATCTTCAGCGAGAAACTTCCTGTTCTGATAATCTATAGTCCTATTGAAATCGTCTTCTATAAGTTTTTTTGCATCGTTATAATATTCGGTAGCAGATTTTCTTCCTTGTACATAGAAGAAATCATTTAATTCTGTCTTTTGTTGGATTCGGTTGGTTTCTATATTATTCAATCTCTCTGACTCAGTGAGTGCTAATTTTGTTTCAAATTCTGCTTCATCTATACCAAGGGTGCGGAGTCTTTTATAACCATCTACTCTCGCTTTAACTCCAGCTTCCTCATTTTTGTCTTGAGTGATTTTCTTCTTCGCTTCAAGAGCCTGTAAATAAGATTCTTCATCCCTTTCCAACTTTTCATAATATGCTTTTCTATCTTCACCTGTCTTGAAAGGCATCCTTGCAACATCTTTATTCAGTTTTGCATAAAGTTCCTTTATCTCCTCTGTCTCCCCTTCAAGATAAGCAAGTTCTTCTTCATTAGCTTCTTTTATAGTATCAAGTTTCTTTTTCTCCCAATCAGCAGTAGAGAGTGTTCCCATCTCATGCTCCTCATCGAGAAGCATCAACTTCTTTTTCTCACCACTTCTTATCTCATTATATTCAGCATCATAATTCCTCTTGATGTCTGCAAGAGCGGTGTTCATATAGTTCTTGTGATAATCTTCAGGAGCTCCAGTAAACTCTTTATTTTCAGGATCTTTGCCAAATTCAGCCATTGCATAGCCTTGAAATGCTTTTCTTGCTCTATCTACTTCAAACTCGGCATCTATTATTTTTTTCTTGTGAGCTTCTACTGCCGCATTATACCTCTCAGGGTCTGTATCATAATCTGCCGGATCAGGACTTTTTAATTTTGTTTTCTCCAATTCCCTTTGCATGTTCGCATAATGCTCACCTGCTGTTTTTATATCCTTGACTTTTCCAAAAGCTTCCGCATTTTTCGCTTGTCTCGCATCCATCTCGTCAAATTCAGCATTGAGAGCTTTGAAGATGAGAACGACAGCCCCTATTCCTATAGCGAGAGCACCGAAAGCAATATTTAATGCTCCTGCTGAAAGAGCAACCTTCCCCATAGAAGCTTCCATCGTTGTTGAAGCAACAGTAATGTCAAACATTCGGGCTATCCAAACTGCAAAAACAGCTACTAAGGTTGTGACGGCTGTATAGAGAGCAGGGAATGCCAATCTAATTAATGAAGCAGTGAGAATGCCTGACAGAGCGGAGGCTCCTATTTGAGTATCAGTAATAGCTACCAGTATATCTTTAAGACCTTTTATAGGGAATAAAATTCCTTGTCCGAGAGTGCTGAATAATGTGCTGAGTTCTTTGATAGAATCTTTGACCACTATGAATACAGAATAAACTTCCTTACCTGCATCCCCAAGAAGATACATCTTGTCAACAAAAGTTCCTGAACTGTCTAATGCAAACAAAATCCCCCTTGATAAGTCAACGAGAGTTCCTACAAATCCTTTCAAAGCACCTTCGTTCAAGTTTGTGATAGCTGTTCCAAGAGCACCAATTACGTTCAAGAAGATGTCCCATTGAGCTTTAGGAGTAGCCGTCATGATGTCAGCCGCCCGTTTCAATCCTCCTGCCGCCCCTGTGCTGAGGTCACCTTTCAACTTCAAATAAGTTTCATCATATTTTGCAAGCAAGGTTATGAAATCTCGAACCTGTTCTTTCCCCATCATGCCTCCTAAGAAAGACATGACGCCAGTAGAAACATTGCCTTTACTGAAATCAGCGAGTTTCAAAAGACCTTGCATGATTTTGTCAAACTGAGCACCGAGAGATTGGTTCTTATCAAGCTGAACGCCAATTCTCTCAAGTTCCATTCGAGCTTTCGGTTGCTGTAGAGCAAGCATGAAACTCGAAATCAAACGACCCGCCCTTGACGCTTTTTCTCCTGTCTCTGTAACAGTGACAGCTAAAGCAGTCATTTCTTGGAGAGTAATACCAGACAGGTAAGCTGTCTGGCTCATATACTGCATGACTTTGGTAAAATCTTCAGGTCTGATGATGCCTACAGATTGAGCCCTCAACAATGTTTCTATAATGACCTGGAATTTTCCTGCTTCTGTTGTCGCTTCTGTGATTGAATCCTTAAAGACGTTGAAAGCACCAACTATTGAAACTGAAAACTGCTTCATGTCAATTTCCTTAAACGCAGTCTTCAGTTGAGCAAGCATAGGAATCATATCAGCAACGGTTGTCTCTGCAACACCTGCACCGACAAATTGTTGAGCCATTTCAGACATGTCCTTCACAGAGACAGGTCTTTCCATCGTTTGCTGACGTATCTGTTTGATTATATTATCGACGGTTTTCCGTTGATTGCTTGTTACTTCGCCCCCTGTAGCAGAGAATCTTAGCATTTCCGCAGAGGCTTGACTTAGAGCAGAAACATATTCAAAAGTGCCTGTAGTTAAATTAGCAAATCCCTTTGCAATAGTATCAAGAATCAGTCGAGTACCATACCAACGTATCTGGACTTGGATAAGATACTCCATACTGCTTGCAAAGGATTTTACAGACCATTCCATCTCTTGAAAAACTTTAGTGCCTTTCCCCCCTGATGCACTTGTCTTGTCTAAACTGGTAACAATCTTTTCCATACCTTCATTAAGATTGCTGATTTCTCCTTTGAGCTTAGACATTTCAGAAGTGAGGCGGGATATTCCTGCAGGGGCTTTGCTGCCTATCTTACCAAGAGATTCCGAAAGGTCGTTTACAGCTTTAACAACTGTTTCAAAACCTTTGGAGGTAGCTTCTATGAAAACTTCAGTTTTGGTAGGTGCCATCTTTTGGTTCCTCTATTCAGTTTTCCCTATACTACCCTTGTCACATTGGGAGCAGTCTGCATTTGGTTTTACAACTCGGCAGGTTTCACAATAATGAGCTTCAAGTCGAGGACGGTCTTCCTCTCTGGGAACGAGGAATGCAATAACCGCCTCTCTGAATAGTTCATCTCGAAGCTTTGCATCTAAAAAAGCCTTGCTCTCTTTGGGAGTAAATCCCCAAACAATATCATCCCTCTTTGTTATGTCACCAGCACCAAGTAAAACTGCTACTCTTTCGAGCCAGTTTCCATCGTCTTCTCGATGTCTTTTGTGACGTTCCCGATCAGCGTCTTCACCTTTTCCAAATACAATGCTGTCGGGTTGCAGGCGAAAAAATCTTCAAATACCTGCACTATCACTTCAAGAGGACATTCCTCAAAATCTGAAGCAAGGGAAACCAGATTCTTTTCTTTCAAAGACTTCCCTTGCTCAGAAATGATGATAGCAACTGCTCCCGGAAGATTATCTCCGAGAGCAGTTAGGAGCGTCATGGCACTTATAGGAGGTTCAATTTTAACAGTCTTGAGCAAATCAATTAACTGTTTAGTCTGTCCCCAAACAAGAGGTTTTTGGACATAAGTTTTGTCCCCTATCTGATACAAATATTCACTCATTTTAATGCCTTTTCCCTTTCTTTCAATTTTGGTTAGAAGTAACTCCTGTTGCACAGAAGAACCATCTGCAATGCCGTTGCCTGAGAAGCATTGTCATAGTATGCCTCAAAAGGCAGGTCAACAACTACACCTTGTGGACCGGGGGTAACAGGTGCTTGAGGTTTGTAGACGAGTTCCGGGATTGTTATCGTCAACTTCTCATTACCTGTAGTCCCTGCTCCTGTTCCTCTCGTAAGAGTAATCACGATTTGACTTTCCGTATAGTTCACAGCCTTGTTATAGAGAACAACGTCTTCAAACAAAGCGGTAAGATTTCCTGAAACCTTAGCCGTTCCTGCAGGTATTGAATGTCTCTGACTTGTGCTGTCAATGACATAAGAAGAACCGTCAAGGTTGTTTTCAAGAGAGAAATCAATCTTCGAGCATACTGCAAGAGTTGTAGGCGTTCCTGCCCCTTCTTGAATGACAATAGAAACACCATCCCAGGGCTGATGACCAAGGTCTGTCGGTAATGTGAAAGCAGAAGAAGCGGCTACCGTCTCTTTCTTGCCCATGAACGAAGCAGTACATTCAATGAATCCTTCAGGACTGAATGCCATCTTGAGAGAATTGACTTTCAAACCGCTGTATTGGAAATACTGAGCAGTTGCGAGGTCTGCAAACTGTTTTTCAATCGTCAGACCTATCGGCAGAGAAGTTCCGATGCTCATTGTATGAGTAAACATACTTGAACCCGAAACGGCTGTGTAATTGCCGAGAGCGTGTCGCAAGATTCTCCCATGTGCCCATGCAAGTTCAAAAGTGAGGTCACCTGCAACATCCAAATTACCTCTCACAGGCATGTTTGGATTTCTATCTTGCCGTATTGATTTTGAACTGACAAGATTTCTTGACTGCCTGATAGATTCAGACACAAAGGTTATGTACAAAGGATCAGACGTTCCCGGCACCTGACCAAAAGTTGTTTCTGACTGACAGACTAATTTTACATTTGCTCCTTGTTGCTGTCCCATTTTTGTTCCTCCTTAAACTTTATTTACTTCTCTACATGATCCCTTGAACATGTCGATAAATCACAGAGTAAGTAATTAGCATCGACTGAAGGGCTCTTGTCGGATCAATCACATACATATCCACTCCCACTCTTTCTGAATAGGAAGCGTAACCTCCGAAAGTTTCGTCGGCAAACATTGCGGCATGGATTTCTGCTAACAAATCTTCCATATTTTCCTCTGTCGCCCACACTTCAAGAATAACAGCCCAATCCCACGTTTCAGAACCGATGACTGCTCTGTTATCTTTAAGCTTCGTTTCAACTCCGGAGTAAACAAACACATATGGCATGACTATGGTATCAATGTCAACTGGTGTTGATTTGTTCACTGCAACGTCTTTTATATCAGGGATTGCTCTCAATAAAGATTCAATCCTGTCTAATATGTCAGTTCTGTGACTCATTGTTTTTGAGACCTCACATAACCAAAGTCAAAACCGGTGAAAACTTTGTCCATCGCTGCTTTCAAATCCTCTCGAACATCAATTCTGATGTCTTCCATAGGAACACGACTTGGGAAAGTAACTTGTTTTTTCAAGACAAACATCGGTATCACTGTCTTTCCTCTTCTTTGCCAGAGGATGTCTTTGTTCAAACCTTTCCCTCCTCTAAACAAACCAGGAACGTATCTCAAATTTCCTGGTTTATATGGAGCTTTCCAAGAGCCATCAGCATTTCTAACATGAGGCAACGGGATAGTAAATCTCCCTCCTGTTGTTACAGTGATGTTGCCTGCATCAGGTCTGATGTGCATTGAGGTATAATCAATCCCTTCTCCAAAAGAAATTGAACCTTCCACTCCACGAGAGGTTTCCTGAGAATACCAACGAGTTTCCCCTTTAATAGTTGTACTCCTAAAACGCCTCTGTGTAATACTCTGGTCACTTGTAGGACCGGACAAATAAAGCTTCTTAATCTTTGCTGTCTGAGCTTTGAGGACTGAATCTAAAGCTTCTTTCATTATGGCTTTTCGTTCGGATATCTCATTTGAAAAAAGCCTATTAACGCTGTCTGTGTAGGTCTTTTTCAAGACAGCTATTCCAATAATCTCAGGCATCTACTTTTCCTTCGGAAAGTTTCTGTAGCTTCTAAGAATATCCTCAACTTCAGTCAGAAGCTTTGTTGGGTTGTTGACTGAAATCCCTCCGTTTGGTAACGTGATTGATTGCAGTCCCAAATCTGCTCGTCTTTTGAAAACGAAAGCCGTTTGCAAGACAACTGCAAACTGAATAGGAGAAGGAAGGTCACTTACTGAAGCATAGCCACCTGTGCAGGTAATATCTACTCCTTTCGGAGAAGGGACTCGGGTAGTTTGAAAAGCAAATTCCACAATACCTAAATCTTCCCACACATAATAATCAGAGTCTTTTGTTTGCAGTGACCCTCCCCAATTTACCGTAATAGGAGACGACAAGTCTATAGGATAAGCTTTAAGGAAGTGCTTGCTCTTGCCTGTTCTGAAATACTCCGTTCTTTCCTTCTTCTCTAACCATCTATTCAGATAAAGCTCGACTCTCTCTGAAATGTTTACGAGAAGGGATGTGAGCAAAGCATCATGGTCATCTTTTGTTATCTCAAGAAATGTCTTGACATCACTCAGATTTGCCAGGTTCATTTTTCTTCCTCTTGCCCCTCAAATCGGGAGACTTCATTGACCTATCCGTAACGTCTCCTTCGTGAACAGCCCTTGCCTGAGGAATAGGAACTTCTTCTTTCTTTTCCTCAACAGGGTCTTCAAAAAGTTGTTTATAAGAGAGGAAAACGGACTCAGGTATATCAATCCATTCCCCTCCCTTATATATAATGTTTCCGTGCTTAAATGGATAACCTTTCCTTAACTGTACTTTCATACTCTCTCCCTTTCATTTTCAAAGAATTTATACCGGATAAACTTTTGGTTCACCAAGTACGACCGCAGAACTCACGAACACATTCGGCGAAGAACCGTCTTTGAAACTATTCTTCAAAACAATCCGAACGTATCTGTTGAGAGGTCTCAAATCGACATTGATTTCACCGCTCATTGCATAGTTCGGAACGGGGACGGCACCGGAAAACACTGTGAAAGTGTACCCTGCAACATCCGCAAATGTTGCATTGTCCGCACTGTCCTGAATACGAAATACGGAAGAATAGTTTGAAGGAGCACCAGCCACATCACCGATGTGTGTGGTAAATACCGCACCGTCAAAGTCTTTCCTGTCTATCGAGAAGCCTGCAATGTCAACACTCTGACCCGATATAGTCTGGGGCTTGAGTGCCTGCAAGCATTTTACTGATTTTCCTAATTCTCTCATAATCTACAACCTCCTTTGGTTTTTATTTGAGCAGGAGTGAGATGCTCCTGCTCATTAGTTAGCCACCTTTCGGTTTATGAGTTGTAGACCGCGTCATTGATAAGACAGAAAGATGCAGGATGCCGAACCGCAATGTCCACTTCCTGAAGGATCCGAATCCAGGTCTGGTCTGACTCAAACGCCGTTGAAGCTTCCTGAGAAGCCATAATTTCCATTCCTGCCCACTGACCGATGAGCAGTTCTTGCCAGTTACCGAAGTACACTTCTGTACATACAGCACCGGAACCGCCCTTCGTTAGATTGATAGGAAGCTGAGTGGACATCTTGTATGGATAGTTCAACCACACCTGAAATACCTGCTCAACGCCAGGGCCTTGAAGCAGAGCCGTGGGCTGAACAACGTAAGAACCGTCTGTCTGACCAGAATACTGGGCTACTTTCTTCTTCAACAGAGACCGTTTGATTGCCGGATGGAAGACAAATCCAAGTTTGCCACGTAGAGCGTTGTCAACAGCAAGCTCATATTCCATATCCATCAGAAGGTCGAAAGTGATAGCTCCGCCAGAACCGCCGATAGCGACCGTGTTGATGTTACTCGTAGAAGCAATACCAGTCGGCGAACCGAGCAGGCCAGTGCCTCTGAGTGCTGCATAATCAATCGCAAGGGCAAGACTTCGTGCAATGTCCATATTCACAATCGCTTCAGCAGAAGGATTCGAGAGGCGAAGCAGCGTGTTGGACAGTTTCACGAGAGCGGCGACTTTCTTCGGAGTAAGTGTAATCTGCTCGAATGCAGGATCAGACGCCGTGATAGCTGTATTCTCAGCTACCCAGTATGCAGTAGAACCTGCTGACTGCCGGGGAATGTACACAGGAGAGCCAGGAAGACCTGTCATCTGTGTGGCACCCATTGACATAACAACTGATTCTGCCGTTAGCAGTTCAATGAGTTCCGGAATGTACAGGAAGGGAACGATATACCCGCCGACGCCTGAAGTTCCTGCGAGTGCCCTCTGTTTCCGCATATTGTCGAAAACTTCCTTCTCAAAGCCTGCTTCAGTGAAGTCATTCGCTTTGATGGCGAGAATTGACTTGAAAAGAGAGAATTTCTGCTTCTCATCTTCGAGACCGGGTAGAGGAAACATTCTGAGACGGATTTGTTCCTCAATCAGAGCTATACGAGCCTCAACGCCGGCAATCTTGTTCATTTCCTCTTGCTTGTCAGCAGTCCAAGTTTCAAGCAGAGACTTCTTGTGCTCCTCCAACATCTTTTTCAATTCTTCTAACATTTTAATTCCTCCTTATAGGTTTAGTAAAAATATAGTTTTTAAGCTCTGCCATTCTCTTGGATCATTGCCGTTTAGACTGATCCGAGAACTTTTCGCTTAATTCCACAACCAGGTCATCAAACATCTTTCTTATCTTCTTCGAGTCAGAGTTACTGTCGGTTCCCATTAAAATTGCCCTCATCTCTGCGAGTTTCTCCTCACTTAGGGTTTCTTTGAGTTCCACATCTTCTTCACTCTGATTATCTCCCTGTTCCTTGTCCGTGTCAAGAACTTTTTCCCCTTCTGATCCTTTTTTATCTACGAAACTTACAGGCAAAGGGGACAATTCCGTAGTTTCATTCATTTTTGCTTCGAGTGTCTTCACAAAAACAATAAATTCTTTCATCGTTGTCAACACATCCTCAACAAGCCCTTTCCTGAAGAACAATGTCAAGGAAGCGGCAGGGTCAAACTCGAACTCCATTGCTTTCTCCGCATCATCAAAATCAGCAATATAGTCAGGCCACTCAAAATCCTTGCCGATGTCGGAATGAGCTTTCATCCACTCTTTGGCAGAAGACATAGTCCATCCATCAGCTTTCGGGAATCTCAAAGCTTGAATAGCCCATTTCTCATCAGACTTCTTCTTTCCATAGATAGCAAAGACTCTCGGCTTGTCTTTCTTCAGAGAACCATATCTAAAAGCTGAGAACTGAGCAGGGTCTTGAAGACGATGACGGATTTCATTCGCTGTTTCTTCCCATCCCCTATCTTCAACGACTTCTTCCTCAGGAGCCGCTTCTTCTTCTACGACATCACCTTTGAAGAAAGATTCCCATTCATTAGCGATGATCGGGAACATCGAGGTGACAAGTTCTTTGAACTGTTCGAGAATGTCATCCGAAACTGTAGTGCCTTCAATTCCTGCCTTTTCAATCTCTGCATACAGTTTGCAGTATTCCTCCCACTGTTTCCCTCCTGCGTCTTGCCAGGGAGGAGTCTCTTTGAACTCGTTGTAATGCTTTGCGAGATGTCCCTGACAGCCTTTCTTGTCAGGATCAGGAATCTGAGTGTTAGGAAGACGAGCCGCCGCATTTGCAACTCCACGCCAGACAGTCGAGAAGCCTTTCTGAAGATGATGGGGAAGTTTGTAATCGCCTTTCTTTGTGCCGTCCCCTCCGAACCAAGTACACATCCTTTTCAAATCATCAACGCTCGCCGCTTTGACTTCAGGGCCTGCATTCCAGGGGTCAGCTTTCGGAGCGAGAGATTCTTTGCTGTAAGGGATAACACCTTTTTCCTCTTGCTTCAAATCTTTTGCCATGACAAGAAGAACTTCCTCATAGTATTTCTTCATGTCTTCATCTTCTGAAGAATTGAGGTCTCTCTGAAGTGCAGGGGCATACGCAGGAACGAGAACCTGACTTGCTTCAAGCAAATCAATCTCAAGATAGTCCCGATAGCTGCCTCCGCTCTCATCCATCTCCTCAGATGAATAAGATTTATATTTCAGAGGAATAAAACTGATGCTGAACGCCGCCATCCCTTTCTGAGCGAGTTTCCATCCCCAATCAGCTTCAGGATTGCCTTCTCCCACATACCATTTAGGTTTTGCAACAATCTCTTTGTTCTTGCTGTCAATCTTGATACTTGTGTATTCCCCTATCTGATTGAGAAGACCTCGATAGGCATGAGAAGAAAGCATCACAGCATGTTTCATAAACTCAGGGATTGCTTTCTTAAAAGCAGATGTCATCACCCTCTCTTTGTATCTGTCAAGTTGTTCCCCTGAGATTACAACTTCTGCGGTATGCTCTTCCTCATTGATATTCCGAACTACCGCCCTAAAAAATTTTACAATCTTTTGTTCGCTCATATTAAGCCTCCTTGTATGACATTGCTTTTCTCCGACAATCCCAAAGGTTCTATTGAGAGAGAAGGAGAAATTTCCTTTTTGACATATTCTAAAACTAATTTTTTTCCGAACTCGAAAGCCATTTGTGCTTCTCTCTTTGCTACAAGAGAACTCTTTACAGTTATGGTATTATACACATCTCGAACCTTGTCCGCTACCGATTCGTTTTTACTTTCCTTATCAATCATCATGAGTGTAGTTCTGATTAAAGAGTTAAAACCGTTTATAATCAATAGAACCCGTGATTCTACATGAAAAGAGACTTCTTTTGAGAACTGATTCAAAGTGAAAAGCTCGCCTATTTGCTGTTGTGAAGCAAACACTCCTGTATTGACAGATTCCGTATAAATAGAAACTAACTCCTCTTTGAATTTTGAATAGTCATCTCCTTTGTAGGGAAAGTCTGTCCAATCTTCTCCTCGAATAACCATGCCAATAGTTTTCTTCCTGCTCTCAAAAAGAAATTTTTTGAACTTCGCTTTAAGTTCAACCTCTGTCTTTGATTTGAAATCCTTTCCTTCATCAACAGGAGGTGTATCAGATTTTGAAGGAGTAACAGGGGCAGGGGCATTCAAGAGTGCTGTAATAGGAACATACCCTCCAGGGACAAACCATTCATCTCCCCAAGGAACTTCTTTCATGCCGAGTTGTAGTCTCCTATTGATGTGATTGACAGGCCATCCCATAGTAGCCATCTTCTGAGCAGTAGTAATTTTATCTGAGAAGTTAGCCTGAAGAGGACCTACATTTGCAAGGTCAAACTCTGCCCATATTCTCCCTTTCCCTCTCCTTACTCCCATCTTCGAGAAAAAATTAGTCCATAAAAATTCCTCGAAGTAAGTAATCTTTGGCATCAAACATTCTTCCCAGAATGCTTTGTGAGCCGCTTTGATACCTTCATAGCTTTTGATATTAGTATAAGTTCCCATTACAACTTCATTCACTTTATAAGCGGCAAGAATTTCTCTCCTTGTCATATTTCTGCCATCAATAAAGTCCATATCTTTCTGAGAAATCTTTGCTTCAGTAAACTTACCATCCCCTTCAACGATAGCTATCTTGTGAGCTTTAGGAGCTCCTTGATGCCTTTCTTCAAACTGCTCGACAAGTCTTGAAAACTGCTCGTCTGTTAATTCACCAGGTACAGAAATGAATCCTCCAATCTTCGCACCATTATCAAAAAACACTTTATTGTAAATAGACGAGGAATAATCAGTATCGATGCTCAATCTTGCCGCTTCAATAGGGGATATTCCCCTAATGTCATCATAAGGATTGAAGTCTTTGAAATGAAGAATTTGATGAGGATAAAATGTGAATTTAGTGTTTGCCCTGTATGTCCAAAAATCAATAAGACCTGTTTCTTTATTGAGAGAGGGAGTAAACCTCATTGGATCAAAACACCAGATAGCTTGAGGAATCTGAGCGATATTCTCTCTGTCAAGAATCCATATAGCTTCTCCTCTTAATCCCACATAAGTGAAAGTAGCTTGAATCAATGTTTTGAGAATCATCAGAGGATTTGGTTTCATCATCACTTCATACAGAGGACCTTCTTCTATTTTGCCAGGCTCTAAATCCCCTGCGTCTTTCTTTAATAGAAAAGGAACTCTGCTCAAATTGCTTGTGATTGCATTCAAAGCGGCATAAACCCAAACGCTCTGACTGTAAGGAGAAGTGACTTTCGTTCCTTGAGAAGCAAGGATTGACCTCATTGACCGAAAAAGAACTTGGTCTCCTATAAGAGGACCTATTCCTTTCTCTACCACCCCGAGATTACTTGCTGCTCTATTTACCATTTCAAATAGTTTCATCCTAAGAACCTCACTTTTACGCCAGCACCTTTTTTCATTGCCGTATAAATAGCATATCTTTCCGCGTCCATCAAGTGATTCATATATTCAACGACCTCATCCAGAACATCACCATTTTTGTTCTTCCGCCAACTGTAAGTCCTTTTCTCTTTAATCAAGTTGTCACTCGACTTCAGGATATGAATGTTATATTTCTTCACCCAATCAATTCCTGCTGTGACAGGTTTAAGAGCTTCTTTAATAAGAAAGCCTGCTCTCCTTATTTCTTCTATCCTATCAGGTTCTGCAGGGTCAGCATAAATTATTTCTTTCCTTCTCCTATCAGCAGGGATAATATCGCACAATCTCACAATCAAATCCGAGTTCGTCATCTTCTTATCGTAGATGAGCTCCTCTTCCCAAATATTAGGTTTCTTTGCATATACTCGAAGCAAAGCAGTTTCAGCATTAAATCCAAAGTCAAGACCGTAGAAAACTGTGTCAACTGTGTCCCTTCCGGGAAGCCAATCGCAAGTCGCCCAGTTAGTGTAGATGATATTTTCAAGTCTTCCCCAATTACCAAGAGTATAGATATTATAGTAAGACATATCCTGATACTGAAGATTCTCCAAGTCTTTAACATAATAGTCAGGGAGAAAAGGATTATCTTTATAGGAACTAACAATTTCATCAACATCAAATACAGGATCGTCAACAAGTTTCTTTTTAATCCAATGAAACTCATCGATAGGATTGAACGAGAGATACATCTGATTCAGCTTACCATCTCTGCTTTTCGCCCTCATACAGAGTTTGATATCCATGAAATCATCGTATGTCAGTTCCGTTGCTTCTTCAATCCAAACGATATTCCAATCACTTGATTTAAGCTTGCTCGATTCATCTACAGAACCGAAGTGAATCAACGAGCTATTATAATACCAATTCAAATGAACTTTCTCAACAGTTATCCTATCCATCAGTCCGTATTCTTCAGCCATCGTTTTCATTACTTCAAGAGTAGAAACCCTCAACGATGGCAAAGACTTCCTAAGAATAAGAATCCTCTTTCTGTCTTCTGTAAAAAATCGATGAAGAATCAACTGGGCTATGCTATACGATTTGCTTGAGCCTCGACCGCCGCGGTTAACAAGTATCTGTTTTTTAGAGTCTCTATTCCTCTCAAAAACACTCGTAACAAGGACTTCAATATTCTTGTCTTCAGGTTCGCTATCAAAACCAGGACCTTGCTCATCAGCGAGCATTTCCTCAGCTATGGTTTCACGACTCTTGCGACCCATCACTAACCGCCTTCTTGAAATCTATGACATTTTTAGATTCTGACGCCTTCACCCCTTTAGCATCAGCTTTCTTAACCTTCTTAACATCATCATCCGTAGCCTTTTTGAACTTGATATTTACTCCGCCTTTCTTCTGAGAGCCTTGAGCTTGTTCAATATATCCCCTGTTCTTCCCAAGACATTTGAGAGCGAAGATTGTTGCCGTAGTATCTCCCTTACGAATCTTCTTCATAAGCTCGCCTTCCATTTCATCAAGCATCAACTCTCGAAACTCGTCAAATTCCTGCTTCAATGTCTTATATTTAGCGAATATCTGCTTGACAAAGTACACGGAAAGCTTCAGTTGTCGAGCTACAGTTGTAATCAAGCCGTGCGAGTTTCGCACAGCTTCCTCAACTTCAGCATAAGTAATCTTCCCGAAAACTTTCTTAGTTGCAGGCACTCTATAATTAGATGCCCTCTCCCATGGAGCAAGAGTCAAAGGTCCTATCTCATTACCAGGACCGTAAAGACGATTCGTTAATTCTTGAACCGTTTCTGTTCCTTCCCCTTCAGCTTTAACAGTTTCTTTCGCTAACACCTTTGAAGCCTCTTCGTCAATTACTTTCTTGCTTCGACGGGGAGGAACTTTGACATCTTCAGGCTCTTTCGCTTTCTTTTTTCTCTTTATAATTTCCATAACCTCATCCTATTTCAATGTTAAAAACTGAGACCTGGTTAAAAGCTCTTTAATAAATGCTCCAAAAGTAGCATCGTCAGTATAATTCTCTAATAGACTTGTCCAGGGGTCTCCTGCTGAACTTGCTGAGTTCATAGCTTTTCCCATAGTTGAAGGTTTATTATGAGCAGCGGCAAGAGCCTCCCATACAGCAATGGCACATGATTCAGCAGTGACAACATCTCCCGCAGAAGTGATTGTGGCACTGAGATATGAGTCTCCTCTCAAAGAACCGCTTGCAGTGCCTGTCCCTATCAAAGAAGATATACACCAGGCAATAGCCTTCAGCAAAATATCTTCAGCAATAGATCCTTCTCCTTCTAACTCAGCTCCCAAATTTGCAGGAAATCTTAGGTCTGGAGTCAATACTCCCACTCCTGTCAAACTCCCCAGCAAATATACCATTCCAACCAATGCTCCTGTTACATCACCATCACCTGTTAATGTAGCTCCTAACTTTATTGGTGCCTGTAGTGTCCCATCCAAATCACCTTCGCCTGTAAGAGTTGCTTTGCTCCAGGCAAGAATCTTCAACATCAAGTCAGGTATTGTTCCGGCGCCTGTTAGAACAATATGGTCACTGATTTTGTATGTTATGACTCCCTTCATTGAAGATGAATTTGATATTTCACCAAGAGAGGTCAGACTTGCTTGATTGACAACAAAATGGTCAGCTATGTGAATGAATGGAATTGTATTGATTGTGCCAAACCCAAGTATGTTTGAACCTGTGCTCATATTCATTCCGCCAGCAAGAGTGGCGGCAGATATAAGGCCTGCTCCAATCACTTGATAGCGAGAACTCATTCCGCCAGCTTTCACATTCGGATACCAAGCTCCGAAGGATGGTGAATAGCCGGAAGGGATTGCATCACCTTTATAGAGTGTAGCCTCGCCCATGTAACGGTTTAGCTTGGAAGAAATAGTACCACCAAGCAAAGACCTTGCAGCCAGCCCAACGGAACCCGTAAAATTTGAGGGAACACCAATGACACTGGTCGATGCTCCGCTCAATATTCTCAATCCATTGCAAGCTAAGAATGATTTATTCTGTAAAAGCATCTAATTCCTCATTGTTCCGTCAACCGTACAAGTCACGACAGGAGGCCAAGTATAAACTGGACTCCATGGGCTCGGATAAGGACTCACTGGATATGCTGGATTCACCGGATACCCTGGATACACTGGGTTCATAGGAACAACCACAGGCTGCATCCTTGCCTCCATCAATTCCTTCTCCAGTCTCTCCACCTTCTCTTCCAACAGCTTTATGATTTTATCTTTGTCATTCATAATCTCACCCCCATGCCAAATCTATATTTCCCATCCACTGTGTGCCAGCGACTGAGATTGCTCCATCAAATAGCAAGTATCCCAGGCAAGCCCCGTCATAAATTCTTGGCAGGCTCGGAAGCTGGCTCATAAAATCCCTCTCTGCTGCAATGAACCCGTAAGGCAAGGGAATTGAAGCAAGAGGTTTACAGACCACTATACAGACTGAACCAGCAGCAGCACTCACTCCTGAAAAGGTCACATTCTCTACTCTCTGCACTCCTGCGTCACCTGCTGCCAAGGGCAGGAACGGGCCAATGTTTCCAGCAGCCACTCCGCTGTGAAGTATGTGACTTGCGATACTTGATGCTGTATTGGAAACTGTAGCTCCAAGCTGTGAAGCCTCTGCAACAACCTCAAGCTGGTCAATAACAAAATCACCAGCACTCCACGTAATTGTTGTTCCATCAGAAGCGGTCAATCCTATGTAAGTGTATGCACAGGTCGCCAGGACAGGGGTTCCTGTCTTAGAAGTATAATTGAGCTGCGAGCATTCTATATACTGCCATCCTACACCATTCAAAGTCTGCCCAAGCAATCCAGTTGCAAGTGCCGTATTAACAAAGTCCCATCTGAAATAATTAGATGCGTCAGAACCAAATCTAACAGTCAGGGAGACTGCGGCTGCCAGTTTTGCAAATGCTGTCGTTGAAGCACAATAGAACCAGAAGCCCAGTTTCTTTCCCGTAAAATCAACGCTTGTGGTTGTTTTGCTGGTGTATGTCAAAGCTGTCGTCACGCTGTCTTTTGTTAAGTTCAGTGCCCCTACTCCAGATTTGAAATTTGTAGTGTTGACACTTGTTGTCATATTCGCCGAGTCTGTCCAGTTAGTTGTCACGTCACAAGAATCAACCACCGTGTAGGTTGGCCAGCCTGTCGTGTTGCGGTATTCGCATTGTACATTCTGAGCACCTGTTGTAGGTAGAGTGTCAAAGGAAGTTGACATGAAAAATCTTAATCCAGCTCCATCAGTATATCGTGGGAATAAAGGAACAAGACTAACATCAGAAATGTCTGTTGCAATGTTATTATTGGTCGGAGTAAAGGCCAAAGTTCCACCTGTTATTGAGGGAGTCAATGTTTGTGTATAAGTGCCGTCAGCAGTTCTTGCAGTTCCAGTTGCTCCACCCAAAGATGGAGTGATGGTTCCTGCTCCTGCTGAACCAGACATAGTAAATTTTAGACTGTATGGAACTCCAGCAAGAATGTCAAGACTTGCCTGTGATAACGTTGCCACATCTGCCGCTTGAGTTCTATGAATCTTATTGGTTGCTGCGTATGCCCAGTTTGAACCACAAGTCCAGCCCGTAGCATCGCCTGTGGAGAAGTTGCCATTCCTCAATCTCGTAGAATGTTGCAGAACTTGTTTTGATGCAAGACTTGTCTTAACACATGGATACACGCCGATAATATCCACTATCTCAAGAACGGACGGAGATCCAAGTAGAGCGTTATTAAAACAAGCCATATTGATTAGATGCTTTGTTTCGCCGCCTGCTGGAGTCGGGCCAAGATACGTTGCACATTCTGTTTCAGAGGTGTAAGGCATAAAATCTGCTGACTTGCATAACCACACAAGGTCAACTACAGAAGCCGTTGCGTCCGTCGTAGTAAAGGCGAGTAGAGCATTAGTTGTACCCATGATAATGTCTTCACGATATAATGTGGACGCTGTTGTCCGTGAAGTTCCATTAGTGCCGCCGAGTGAGGGCATGACTGCTCCTGCACCAGCACCCTTTGTCCATATCAAAGTGTATTTCTCTCCAGGAACGCATTTAACCGTGATAGACAAAACAGATCCGTCATTTGCTGTACCGTGCGACATATTATGGTTAACAGCAGAATATGTCCATGTGCCACCTACGTTCCAGGGGGCAGCTGTCGCCATGAAGTCACCGTTCTGAACCATGTTGCCGTGCATATATTGAATGGGGACTCCTGGGAAGCCTGCAAGGTCGTACCATCTGCCAGCAACGACTGTTCCTATGTTGGAAGCATTCTTTATATAGTCAGCTCTCCAGAACTTTCCACTCACAGTCACTTTATTTACAAAATCATCCATTGATGTAAAGCCCATTGTCTTACCTCCAAATTGTTGTCAATTCTCCAAATATAGGAATTCCTGATGCACTTCCAGCAGGGCAGCAGAGTAGATTTAAGTATGCTCCGTCGTAAATCTTCGGCAATGATGGAAGATCAATTACAAAATCTGTTTCCGAAACACACTGAATGTCGATATGAGCAATCGTTGCCAAAGGCTTAACAAGCACTAGAGCAGCCAATCCTCCATTAGAACTGAGAAAGGATATGCTCTGCACACTTCTTATTCCCCTGTCACCTGCTTGAAGCTGTATGAATGGTCCTCTCAGAGCTGCACTTATTCCACAATTCACTATCGTTGAAATATATGTAGATGTGTTTGTAGTTGCCCATTCACTCACCTGTCCTGATGTTCCTGCCTGATTCGTATAATTTATTTGAAACTGAGCACCGCCAGCGTAAGGGTTGGTAGCTACAAGAAAAGCCTTGACACCTTCTCCATCAGCGTATCGAGGAAGGGAATACAAAGTATTGTCAAATACTTGTGCGTCTGTATTGTCCATATCTACGAGAGGATAAAACATTAAATAATCGCAAAGTATGAATGGTGCAGGAACGACATTTGTGCTTACACAGCCTACCATAAATTTATGTAAGAATTTGAAGCCATCTGTCGTGATAGGACTACCATGATATATCCCATATGAACCATTGAACCGAGTTGCCTCAAGTTCATTGCCAACTTTGTAGTTAGGTCGAGGAGTTCCTGGTGCAGAAGAAAGGTCAAACCAGATGTTCGCTGTTGTAGCAATAGCTGGGACTTTCCTGAAAACAGTAGACCAATTCTTTCCGCCATCATAAGCCTGGTTAATTAATTCCTTGATGCTTTTGAATCCTGGCATCTATGACTCCGTTACCTGTAATGCTCCAATAGAGAATTGTGGTTGGATATTCAGCGATACAACCAAATCTGCTGTTATGGCACCAATATAATATATCTGCCCTGCTCCACCAGTATCCAACTCTCCAATGCTGACAAACTTAATTGTGCAGCCCGACGCACCACATATCGGGAATTGTATCAAAGCAGCGTTGGCAAAGCTGACGCCATTATCAGTCCAGCCAGTTGCCTTTGTTATTGGCCTCCTTGTATAGGAAGTATAATTTGCTTCTGAGGCTGTCTGATTTCCTGTAACTGTCGGGTCTGCTGTATGCAACGCAACATACAAAGTCGGATTGGCGTTTCTATATGTAGGGTCTATCCCTTTAAGGATGCACTTCAAAACATCATTCGATGTTGTGTTTCCTTTTCCCATGGTATTATCCTCTATTCTGAGCTTCTTCTACTGCTTCAGCATTGCCAACGCCTGTGCAAACAGCTTCCATATCAAGAATTATTGTTCCTTTGTGCTTGCAAGGCCTCAGCACTTCACCATTTGCCAACACAATGATAGACATTCCGCATTCTTTACAAATATATTTTGCTCCCATAGTCTATGTCTCCGTTACGATTAATGCGTGGGCTGAAAACTGCGGTTGAATACCTTCAGATATAGTTCTTGGCGAGCCAAGAGAGCCAGCATACAGAACTCTTCCTGCACCTGTTAGGTCAGTGCCAATAGCAACAAAGCCGATGGAATTTGAGCCACCATTACATTCAGTGAATGAGATTAAAGCGTTGTTGTCTGTCGAGCCGGAAGCAGGGGTCTTCCATCCTGTACCTGAATTGTCTCTTGGAACAGCAATTCTTGAGTATGCTCCATAGTCCGCTTCCCCTGTCTCCTGAGAGCCACCGGTGCCAGGATTCGTTTTGTGCAGGCTCACATACAGATTTGCAAGAGGCCCTACAGAAGCATTCATTGCCAGGTTTGCAAAGAGCGTTGCATTAAAAATCAATGCCAATAAACTGTTGCAGGTGTTTATCGATTTTGCCATGTCTTATTCCTCCTATGAATAAATTAAAATTAACCTTTCAGACCATTTGTAAAGAAACAAAGCTGCCCCACCAGCCCAAGTCTTTGTAACGTCCACTCCATCAAAAACGGCTTTGTATATTCTCCACACAGGCTCATCTTCTTCAGAACCAAAAGCAGACTCTCCAACATAAACAGTGTTAAGAGCAGAAGTATCATCAACAAGCCTTTGATAAATAATTTCTCCTCCCTCAACAAGAACATTAGCAAAAGAAACGTCAATGATTTCGTTAGGATTGACAACCACATTAATATTATCCATACCAACAACAATATTAATAGGCTCTACTGACGAAACAACAACGTCAATCCGCTCGACCGCAGAAACAGCAACAGTAATATCTTCTACTGAAACATTTATATCCGTCATGCGACAGCCCTCAGAGGCAAAGAAACAGTGAACTTAGCGGTCAGAATTGTCATGACCTTAGCAGGAACGTCATTCGTCTTCGCCCTGATTTCATAATCATACATTCCTGCAGCAATTTGAGTCTGAACAGCAGCAAGTGAAACAGTGGTAATGCCGTGAGTAGGATCAGTATGGACAGAAACATCAGAAGAAATGAGAACGGTAGAACCTTTGACAGTGAAGTAAACAGTCCATCCAGTGATATTGATGACATTCCCTGCGGAATCAGTGAATGTACAAAGATAATCCTTAGAATCTCCCGCCTTGCAAGTCAAATCCTTCAATGCCATGTCTTATTCCCCCTGAGTTTGTCCGAAAGTTTGTTGATAAGCTGTTGATAAGCTGCTCTTTCCTTGATAAACCGCAGATTGTTCGCTTTGATAATAAGAATCGAGATAAAGCCAGTAACTACCGTTCCTAAAAGAAATCCGTAGATGAACAAACGCATTAAACCCTCCTCGTGGAACGACTTTCCAGACTAATAACACATCCTAAGGACAATGCACAACCAAAAAAATCAAGCAGAGAATAGCAAGCAATAGCGAGTGATAAGAGGAAACAACAACCATTCAATGATTTATAAGAAGGAATCAAGTGTAGACAAGCACTATATAGAGAGAATAACAAACCGTCAGCTTTGACAGTAAGAGAGTAATAGACAAACCGTAACTCAGCAGAGAGAAGGAAAGAGACAAACCGTTTCTTCTTTGACAGTAAGAGAGCTTCATTAAGTATTATTATGGTAAGTGATACTTTACAAAGTATATATAGTTCAAAATGGGGCATAAAGTAGAGAGAGGGGGTTCATACATAATTTTTTCCCCATTTCTGTTCTCGATACGGGGGGTAGGCGGGAGACGCCCTGCCACAGCGGGTTTCCAGCTCGTATGAGGCGGAGAGCCTCTGGTAGTGCGGGTTTGCGGGTGCATACGATTCGGTGCTACTTGCTACGGATAACGTGCTAAGGCTGAAAGCCTCTGGTAGTGCGGGTTTGCGGGCGGCTGTAGATGCCCTATTCATGCGGTTCTTGGCGTGGCACGATTATTTTTTTCGTGTCTCACATACATAAAAAAAGGGCAGGGCGGAGACGCCCTACCCTTGCGGGTTTGCGGTTGTTACGCTTTGCGTGTTACGTAGGTCGTAACAGTTCCCTTGTCGTCTGAAACCCGCTCTGTTATTGTGTTGTAGCCTTTTCTTGCATGTGCCACACCGTCATCAGTTTTCGAAGCATTAACAAAACCATTAACACGGCTTGCACTTTTTTCTTTCCCTGAAAAAATTTGATTTAATTTTTCCAATTCGTCAAAGCTCATAGGCTGTGCCAGTGTAACCGCGAGTAACATCTGATTACCTGATGAGAATGTTTTTTTCAGGTCTTTCTGAATTGTTTTGATTGTTTTTTCGTCGAATGAATGTTTCCCGTTTACATCTGTCTTATAAAGTGAATTTACATCTACCTTATAAGGTGTTATGTCGGAAATGTTTCTTGCCTTGTTTTTTCCTGCCGTGTCAATTCTTTTTTCCATAATTGCTTTTTCCATTTTTTTTCTCCTTTACTCTATAGCATACCTTTTCGGCATGGTAACCATGCCGTTTGAAAAGGTTATGTTTTTTTGTGTTTTCATATTTTTTTATTTTATCTTACAGAGTATATATCAGCTTGTCAATAGGTTATTTTTAATTATTTTTTCCCTATAATTTCATATAGTTACACAGTTTTCTGGTGATTGTAGATTAAAATTTCCAGTAATTGCAGATAATTTTTAATCTCTGAAGATGCCCATGAATAGGGCGTTTCCGCCTGACAGCGGGAGACGCCCTGCCACAGCGGGTTTCCAGATCATACAGGTCGAAGACGCCCACTGCGACAGGGTTTCCCGATTTGTTGTATGATGCAACTATTAGTTATTGAAACATCGTCTATTACGCTTCACATCATACGCTTCACATCATACGCTTCACATTACAATTTTTTTTTTTTTT